TATTATTGATGAGGTTAGATATTACAGTAAGGCATTATCATCAACAGAGTTATTAAAAAATTATAAACATGGAAAAGGTAAACACAAAAACTCATAGGTAACATTATGTATCCAACTTATTTAATATTAACAAAAGCAATATACGAAGGTAAACTACCAAGCAAACTCAAAACTGCGGATAGATTGTCTTGGAATGAGTACACATATAAAGATGTGGAAAAAACAGCAAAAAGAATGGTAGACAAATATGATTACTACCCATCAGATGATAACACAAAAGCTGAAATAAAGGCTTATATGGATGATTGTAGCGTAGATTATTTATCAAACGATACCAAAGCTGAGTTACTTGAAAAACTCAATGCAGAACCTGTATCTGTACCACAAGTTGAAGAAGAGTATACATATACAGAGCAAGAAGTAGATACTACTACATTACAAGACCCAACATGGGAAGAATGTGCATTTAAGTATGGAAAGTTAGGCGCACCAAGATGGAATAGTGACAATTCAAAAGTTCTTGTTAAATATGAATTAGCAATAGCAGATGGCACATTGGATGAAGTAAAGGCAATTGATGGCATTACTGCATTGTCACATAGTGAGTGTATAGAAGAAATGAAAAAGGATGAATGGTCTGGTGAATGAGGATAAGAAAGATTTAATAAAAGTGATACTTATTGTAACTACAATATTTTCTATTTTTATTTTAAGTGCTTGTAATGGTGGTTGGTCTGTAGGTGGTGTTGATATATCATCGTCAGATTTACTTAGTACAGATTTTATGATTATAACAGACCAAGATAGTGTAAAACATTGGTATATAAGAACTACTATTGATGGAGGGATATTAATTGGAGACAATTGGTGTCATCGTCATGAACAATGGGAAAAAGTGGAAAAGAAGTGAACGATGTCAAACCTAAAACAGCAAGGAGTTATCGTGGAGCTATGGTCGATGACAACGCTATTATATCTATTAATATTAAGTGGCTTATTCAAGCAGTTGTGGTTATCGCTGGACTTGTTTATTCGTACTTACAAGTTGAAAATAGAATTAAAGAACTTGAGCGAAGAGTGGAGCTCGCTGATAATAACATTGAAGAACTTGTCAATAAACATATAGCAGAAGAAGAAGTAAAAATAAATAAAATGCAAGAACAATTAGAATGGTACGAAACAGAATTAAATTTAAACCCTTTAAGTTGGGGAAAGAAAAAAAGGAAAAGAAAGTAATCTTAACTGAAGATGACTTTGACCATAAATATTTTATTAACAGGGAACTACGGAGAGTCCGATGAAAAAAATCCCATACTATTGCATATTTTGTAATAAACCAAAAGGGGAAATATATCTTGGAGTCTGCGAAAAGTGTATTAAAAAAGAAAAAGAACAATGATGAACTTCATGGAAATTTACAGCGAAGCGGGTATGATAGGTGTCGTAGGGGCTTTATTAGTGTACTTAGTATACTCAATGAGCAAAAGAGGAAACGAACAAGCTAACGCAATAGAAGAATTAAAGATAGAAAATAAAGGACAGAGCGAAACCCTTGAAAATATGGAAGGAATGGTTATAAAATTAATAGATAGATGGAATAAGTCTGACGAAAAGTTAGATAGAAAATTTGATGATTTAACTAAAGAAATAAATGATTTAGATAATCAAGTATCTGAAATTAAAGGAGTTATAAGCAGATTAAATGGAAAGCACTAATGAAATTAAATACTAATATATCACTTGAAAACATTGTGACTATTATAGCTTTAATTTGTTCTGTAACATTAGCATTTGGTTTTATGAAATATGATGTTAATTTGTTAAAAAAACAATTAGAATTAAAAGTAGATAAAAGAGAAGTAGTCGCTGATAGAAATTTAATAACTTACAAACTAGATGTAATGATGGAAGACATTGCAGAAATAAAACAAATACTAAAGGAGAATAAATAATGAGTTTAAAATTAATAGCTTTACAATTAGCTGAAAAACAAGCAGAAGAACTTGGTAAGAAAGCCGTTGAGTGGGTTCAATCTGAAGAATTTCAAGAAGACTTAGCAAGTAAAATTAATAAAAAAATTGACATACCTTTTGTTAGTGAAGAAAAAGAACAGATATTTTTTGAAAAATGTGTTGATTTAGTTGCTGATGTTATTGAAGGTTTATTTGAAAGCAAGTAATGGATACTAAAAAAAGAAAAGTCAAAAAGGTAAAATGTTGTATTGAAGAAAGTAGAATACAAGAAATAGAAGAATCTATTGCATACTTGCAAGATAAACTTGATAAAGTATTAGTAAGAATGGGATTATAAAATGGCTCGTAAACAAGGTAAAATGCCTGCTAAAAATAAAAAGAACTTTCGGTCCACTAAGTCTGGAGCTGGAATGACACGAGCAGGTGTAGCAGCTTATAGACGAATGAACCCAGGTTCTAAGTTAAAAACAGCAGTAACTGGTAAAGTAAAGCCTGGTAGTAAATCAGCAAAACGTAGAAAAAGTTATTGTAGTCGTTCTGCAGGTCAAATGAGAATGCATGGAATTAATTGTTCAAAGACTCCTGATAAGAGAATTTGCGCAGCTAGAAGACGTTGGAGGTGTTAAATGTCTAAGAAAGATGCTTGTTATTATAAAGTAAAAGCAAGGTATAAAGTATGGCCATCAGCATATGCTTCAGGTGCATTGAGTAAATGCAGAAAAGTTGGAGCAGCTAATTGGGGTAACTCAAAGAAAAAGTAATGGCTAAAGAAGGATTAAGAAAATGGTTTTCTCGCAATCAAGGTAAGGGTTGGGTAGATTGTAAAACTGGAAAACCATGTGGAAGACGTAAAGGTGAAAAGCGAAAATCATACCCAGCTTGCAGACCTACAATGGCTCAATGTACATCTGCAATGAAAAAGAAAACGAGCAGTAAACGAATAAGTTGGAAATAATGCCTGATGTTATAGGATTAGCAGATGTATCTAGTAAGGATACAGGTCGTGGTAGTTCTTTAAAAACTGGAGGCATGCGCAGAACATATAATAAAAGGAGAAAAAAGATGCCAAGTGCAATGAAATGTAAAAGTGGATGGAAAAAAATGGGATACAAAAGCATGAGTGATTGTATGTCATATGGTAAGAAAAAAGTTGGTGACTTAAACAAAGATGGTAAAATGTCATCTTATGAAAGTAAAAGGTCAGCAGCTATACAAAAAGCAATGAAAGGTAGAAAGTAATGCCAAGTAAAGCAAAGTGCAAAGTAGGTTGGAAAAAGATGGGTTATAAGTCTATGTCTGATTGTCAAAGTTATGGTAAAAAGAAAATGACTCAAAAACCAGATACTAGTGTTAAAGATGAAAGTGCTAAAAGAGGAAAAGATAGAGCTGTAGCTGCTAATTACAGAATGAAAAAAAGATTAGCTAAACAAGCTAGTTCATATTAATGAAGATAAATATAGACTTATTCGGAGACGATACAGGCTTCGGAGATACAGTCGGTAGAGCTATTAACGTAGTTACTAGAGGCAAAATAAAGGAGTGTGGAGGATGCAAGAAAAGAAAAGCATTGTTGAACAGGATGATACCTTACAGGAAATAGCAAGAGGTGGAGGCCGTATATCTGGTAAAGAAGGTGGTCTTAGATTAGATGTTTTCAAACATGATGAAATAGCATATGCTAATGGTACAGACTTTAGTACAGAAGATTGTGCTGTTTGCGAACTTCCAGAAACTGCTCAAAGATATATAGTAGAAGATATAGAATACGAAGATTCTAGAGGCAGATAGTGCCTAAAGAAGTTTTTAAAATTGAAGGTTTCCACGGCGGACTTAATAGCAACTCAGACCCTAGAGATATAAGAGATAATGAATCTCCTTCTTTAAAAGACGTTGGAATAGATTCTGTTGGTAAAATAAAAACATTAGGTAGTTTTGATAACGGAAACATAGTTCATTCTGGAAATGCACAAAGTGTATTAGCCTCAACTCATATACAATTAGCAAGCGCAGCCTCAGATACTGATGATGCATATAATGGATATAGTATATTTATTACTGCTGGCACTGGTTCGCCTCAAGAAAACAAAATAAATGATTACACTGGTAGTACTAATACAGTAGTTCTTAGTCAAGCTTGGGGTAGCCCTTCTAATCCAACTGGTGGCAGTTCATATGAAATAAGAGGAGATGGCAATGAAGTAAGCATTGTTAAAAATAGAGGTTTGTTTACTATGTCTAGTGATAGAAAGATAGATGGAAATTTATCTAATGAAACACTTATATTTTTATACGATGATGGTGGAGATACTATAGATGTAAAAGACAGTGATACATGGAATACTGCTAAAATAAATATGGGAGGTAATACAATTCCAATTTATTATACTGCTGATGGAGTCATAAGAGTTTCTGACATAGCTTTAGTGCGAAATAGTCAATGGTTTGGATATATATCTGGTCAAAAATTTAATGGATTAAATGCAATATCTCATCCAACTGACGCTGATATTGGATGGTATAACGTAGAACAATCATTAGCAACTCCAACATCAGGTCATTGTTTAATATCTACTCCTGCTGTAGGCACTGATAGCAATGGAATATTTTCTTCAGCTAGTGAATATATAGGCAATGTTATAGATGATGGTGGAAGTGGTGATGTAGTAGACCATAGCGCAGTTAATCTTAGAGTTGGTGTTCAATTAAATGAAATAATAGCAAGTGGTCACGCAGATTGGGATTTTAATATTCAACAAACAAATGACCCAAGTAGTGATTCAACAGATATATATCCATGTATAGGAACTGCTGTAACTCAAATTGTTGGAACTGGTTCTGCTCTAAAATTTGCATCAATAGGAGTTAATGGTCTTGATTACACTATTGGGGATAATCAATGTTTAATAGTTTCAATATTTTTTACAACTTCTGAATATGGAGACCTTAGAAAAATTAAAGTTTCTGGAGGAAGTGTAACTTGGGAATTTGGATTAGACGATATAAAACCAAATATGTGGAATTTATTAGTTTGCTCTGGAGATAATATTAATAGTGGTAGTGAAAATTTTCCAATAGATAGTTCAGCTAGTAACTTTTCACTTTTTATTTATGATAATCATCCAGGCGGAGGAGGTTCCACTGATGTTACTTATTATGTAAGTGGAGTTGCTATTGCTCAATCTCAAAGTATTGATGCATTTCAACCTGGCGTTTATACATTTCACCATACATATTTATATGATGTAGAACATAAACAAGAATCATTACCAACTGAATTTAGTGGTGTAGATAGTGGCAGCGAACCAGATAATGTTAGTTCTATTAATGTAGCAGGTTCATCTGTGTTATTTAATTTTGATGCATATATATGTAGTAATAATGCTTCACCTGCTTATGCATTTAATAAAAGAATAAGTGGTTCTAGATTATATTACAAAAAAGAAGAAAACGATAATTATTTTCTTATTGGAGAATTAGATTTTGTTGATAAAGGATTCAAATTCTTACCAGAAGCAGATACTCTTTCATATACAATGACTAATACATCAGATACTACTGCTCCAATATTGAGTAAAACTGCTTTAATAAAAGGAATATCTCCAGAAACTGCAAATACAATAGATACGTTTAAAACTATAAATGGTTTTTCTACAGAAGTAAAATCATTAGATGCTAAATATAAAACTGCTGTAGTACATGGAAGAAGAGTATACATAGGCAATATTAAAAGACCTGATGGTAAAACACATCCTGATAGAATTATTAAAAGTCAAGTAAATAGATTTGATACATTCCCAGAAGGAATGGGTTCAGTAGATGTAGTAATAAGAGATGGAGAAAGTATTGTTAAATTAGAAGCATATGCAGATAGAATACTTCAATTTAAACAACATAGTTTATATATAATTAATGTTTCAGAAAGTGTAGACTTTTTAGAAGATACATTTAGAAACAAAGGATGCGCATTTGATTATCATGTTGTAAGAATAGATATGGGAGTTGCTTGGTTTAATGACCATGGTTGTTTTTTATATAATGGTAAAACTGTATTAGACTTACTTGAAAAACAAGGAATTAGATTAATAAGTGAAGAGGACTGGGAAGCATTTGTTACTGATGGAGTTGATGGTTCTGCTGATGACCCAGATATGAGTAGTGCAATGATAGGATATGTTCCTAAAAAGAAACATTTAATAATTAAAAATGAAAATAATGATATATACTTATATGATTTTGTTTTACAAGCATGGACAACTGGGATTGGAAAAATAACAGAATCAACAGCAATGACAAACTTTGCATTAGATGGAGACCAAAATTTATTTTACATAGATAATACAACAACTATTAGAAAGACTTGGCAGGTATCTCCTCAAGAATCAAGTAATTTTGAATACATAACTCCAGATATTGATTTTGGTCAATCAAGTGTAAGAAAAAAAATATATAGAGTAAGAATTAATTATAAAGGAGATGCTGATAATTTAACAATTAATTATTCTGTTAATGGTGATACAGACTTTCCTTATGATTTTGAAGGAACAGATGCCTCAACAGGAAAACCAACAGGTTCTACAGCTAGTAGCAGTAAACCCTTACATGATAAAACAGATTTAACACAATGGTATCAAGCAGAGTTAAAACCAGATGTATCATCAGAATCTAATAATATATATAGTTTTAAATTAAGAATGCAAGGAACAGTTGATAATGATTTTGAAATAAATGATATATCAATAATATATAGATTAAAGAATGTAAGATAATGGGATTAACTAGAGAAGAACGACAACTATTACATCAAAAGTCTAAACAACCTACTTTTGGCAATGGTAAGCCTGATAGTAATCAAGGCAATGAAGGTGATATAGCATATAGAAAAGTAGAAGGTTCTGGATTAGTTCAATATGTAAAACAGAATGGAAGTTGGGTAGCAGTAGGTTCACAAGGTGATATGCCTGATACTAGAGATGTAACTAGAACTGTACCTAGTGGTGGTGGAGGAGTAGGTTCTCATAGTCATGGTGAATTTATTAAAAAAGATGGTAGTGTTGCATACACAGGTAGTCAATCATTTGGAAGTAACAATATATCTAATGTAGGTAATTTAGATGTAGATGGTAGTACTACTTTAGATAAAGTTACAATAGATACTACTGATGGTGCTTTTTCAGTGGGTGGAGCAAATCCTATAAATCTTACTACAACTGGAACTAATAAAATTAATTTAACATCTGGAAATGATATAGATATTACACCAACAGGTGATTTAGATGTTGATGCTAATAATATAACTGTTGATACTACAAGACAATATACTGGAAGTATAACAGGAGATTATCTTTTACAAGGTGCATCAAATATGACTACACAAGCAACTGGTTCAGCAGCTAACACATTATTAGTTCAAAACACAAATAATCATGGTTCTTCATTTACAGGGTTACATTTAAAAACAGACTCAGGTGGAGCTGCAAATTGTTTTAATAATATAGTAATTAATTGCGATAATGTAGCAGCTAAAGGTAGTGATTATGGAGTTACAATAAGAAGTGAAAATGGAATAGTTATAGAAGCTGCTGATGCAAATGCGGCTAATAATCCCACTCAAATAAAAATGGTAGCAAATGGTGGAATAGATATTGGAGTAGATACTACATTAACACCAGCCTCAACAAGCCCAGAAGTAAGAACTTTAGTTCATGGATTATTTGAAATACAAACACTATATAAAGAAAGTGGTTCAATAAATTGTTCTACTCATGATGTAGCATTTGACCAACTTAAAACTACAAAATTAATAAATAATTATACTCATGCTAAATCTTCAAATAGTGTATCAGATGGTAGTTCTTTTGTAATTATACCTGGCGCTACTTTAGATAATACTAATGGTACTATGTATAAAATTTATGTTGGAGCTAGTAGTGGAAGTTTATATGTAGTTCATACTGCTGTTGCTATAAAATTAGGTTCAGGAGGTTTTAGAGTAGCATCTACTGGTCAAAATGCTAGTAGTGGTAGTAATTATGGAACAATAACAGTTACTCATAGTTCATCTACTACTGCAAATGGAATTGAGTGGACAAATAATTTAGGTTCAGTCGCATCAGTATATGCAACAGTTCAAAGAATAATTGAGTCAAGTGATTATCCTTAATAATAGCATTGAAACAAAATAATTTGTTTATTAAATTAAATAGTAAAAGTATATAGTAGATTATGGCAACAGCAGCACAAATAAAATCAGCGATTAGGTCTAAGTCATCTGCTGAAAGAGGTGTATCTCAACAATTAGCAAATGTAGAAAGTTTATTACAACAAGCTGATTTTTCATCAAAGATGGCAGATTTAGAAGCAAAACAAAAAGAAACAATGTTTTCTACAGCAGCTTCTGGATTAGAATTAGCATCTACATTTGGAGAAGGATTAAAATTAAAAGCAGAATTAGAATCTAATATAAAAGAATTTGAAGAATCATTACCTGAAGCAGTTCGTAAAGCAGGTGGTGTAACTATTGTAGATAATCCTAATAGAGCAACATTAATGGATGTATTGAAAGGTAAAAAAGGCTCTTTAACTTCTTTCTTATATGATGAAAAAGAACAATATATGTTAGGTGAGAATGTATTAGGTAGTAAATATGATGTAGCTGCTATGGGAGAAAAAGCAAAAGCATTAAAGCAAACAGATTTATTAGATAGATTTATGGAAGGAGAACCTTTAGATAGTAAATCTCCAACATTACAATCATCATTGCAATTGGGTTCAGAAGGAATGCCAACACTTACTAAAGATTTTTCATCTATATACGGAAAAGATACAGATATAGAATCATTGCAAGATAGTGTAAACAAACCTTTAATTAAAGAAGATACTACTGAAAAAAATATTAATGAAATAATTGTTGAAAGTGAAATAGGTAGTCCTTTAGAACCAAATTATACTAGAGGTCCGTTAGCTCCTGAATTAATTGAAAATAATAATTTAGCAAGTTTCTTATTAGGAGGAGAAATAACTGATGGTAATTATACAATGTCTCAACCTATAAATGAACCTACTGAATCAATATCAGAAAGATATGCTAAAGCTAATTTTCAAAATACGAAAGAAACTAGAAAAATAACTGCTGATGTTTTGTCTGACAAAATAAAAGATTTAAAAATAGCAAGAGAAAATTTAAAAGGACTCCCTAAATATGATAAAAGAAATAAAAAGAAATTTTCATCTTTAGTCTCCGAAAGAGAACAAGAATTAAAAACTTTATTATCTAAAGTATATAATCCAGAATTAGATGTATTTTTTGGTGATGATTTTAAAGGAGTAAATTTAAGAAGTAAATTAGAAATACAAGATAAAGATTCAATTAGTTTTATTAAAGATTTTGTAAGTAGGTAAAATATGTTAGAATATGTAATGGCAGGATTAAGTTTATTAGAGTCTATAGATAGTACTAGTTCAGCTAGAAAACAAGGAAGAATACAATCAGATTATTTAAAAGATGCTTCTTTAAAAATGCAACAAGCTCAAGATGCATTTAATAAAACTCTTAATCCAAGTTTGCAATCAGCAGTTCTTGAAGGAAGAAGAGCTTCAGATATGGTTTCTAGTAGTGGACAACAAAATATTATGCAAGCTAGAAAACAACAAGATGCAATAAGTAAAGCAACTGGTTTTGCTAGTATGTCTATGGATAACGATATGATTAAAAATATAAGAAGTGCATATACTACTAAAATGGAAGACTTAGATATTGGTCTTACTAAAAACTTAGCTTCAATATTATCTGATTTTGAAAAAACAAAATTTGAAATGCAGTCTCAAAAAGAACAATTAGATATGCAAAGAAAGTTAGCAGACCAACAATCTCAATCAAAATATCTAGGTATATTCGGATAATATTATGTCGCAAGCATTACAATCATTAAACTCATTATTAAAATATAAACAAGAAAGAGAACGTCAAAAAATTGATAGGTCTTTATCTATGATGGATATGGCTACAAGATTAAGACAACAACAATTAGAGAATGCTAGACAAAATGAAATGATGAGAATGAGAAGAGCAGATGAAGAAAGAACTTCTAAACTATTTAGTAAACAATTACAATCTGCTGAACTTGCCTTAGAAAAAGAAAGAAGAGAGTCATCTCCAGAATATATTTCATTACAAAAAAGAAAATTAGAAGCTGAAGCTAGAAATGCTGAATTAATTGCTGAAACAAGATATAATGAGATTAAACAAGCAGAATTAGATAATTTAACAGCTGCTATAAAATCAAAAAGTGTAAGCAATAAACAAGATATTGTAGATGATTTTAAAAGAAATGTAGGAATGAATGCATTATTTAGAGCAACTAGAGATTATACAATTGATGGAGAGTTTGAAGGTAAAGACATACAAGAAGTAAAAAATAATATTTCAAGACATGCTAAAGATAAAAAACAAGCTAAGTTTCTTAGTAAAATAGTAGAACAATACCCAGGCTTAATAACAGGAATAGCTTCATATCAAATGTTAGTAAATAAAGGTGAAAGGTCTGAACAATCATTTCAACCATTATTTGAATCAATGAATAGATTATATGATGATTTAAATACTAAAAAAGATTTAGTAAAACAATTTGAAACTGAACTTAATGTTGCTGTTAATAATTTAGATATAAATAATCTTGCATTAATGAGAAATCAATCTTTTGACCAATCATTTGAATCTGGAGCATTAGATTCTCAAATATTAGATATTGTAAATAAAAATCTAAAAACCAAAGGTCAAGATAAAAATGCCTTACGAAATAAATTAATGATACAATCTTTATCTAGAATAGGAATGATTCCTTCAGAACAAGAATTAACTTCTATAAATGAACAAAGAGCATCAGAAGGTAAACCGCCTCTTACGTTAGAAGATTATACAGATAAATTTGGTAATTAATAATATATGCCTACTCAAGAAGCAATAGAAGCTCTATTAAAACTTAGAAAAGAGCAACAACAAAATTCTACAGACCCATTTACTTTTACTTCAAATAGATTAGGTCAAAGACCTGTTCGTAGAATAACTGGAGAAACTGAACAAGAAACTCAAGAAAGAAAAGAAAAAGATAATGTTTCTTTATTACAAGCAGTAGGAGCAGGTTTATATGAGTTTGGTGAATCTGCATCATTTGGTCTATTAGGTCTTGGAGAAATAGGTGTAGAAAAAGCATTGGGAGAAGAAATAGATTTTCAAGAATCTATAAGAAAATACCAAGAAGATAGTTCATTAGCAGCTGTATTAGGTGGTGTAGGAACAGGAGCAGGATTTTTACTTGGAGCTCCATTAAAATTAACTGGTAGACTTTTACAAAAACCTGCTACTGCTTTAATAGCTAAAGCAACTAAAGGACAAACAATTGGTAAAGCAACTGCTAACATAAAAAAAGCAGCTGTTAAAAGTGGTATAGAATCAAAGTTAGCAAACGAGTTTGGTAATGTAGTAACTGGTTCTACTATATCTGCAAGTGCTAAAAATAAACTTGCTAATGAAGCATTTACAGATACAACAACTGGTTTCTTTGCAAACTTATCAAAAAGTGCTAATAGAAAACTTGCAAGAAAAGAAATAACTGAATCTCAATATGATGCAGTATTAGAGATGGGAGAGCAAGTAGCAAGCAGAGGCGTACCATTACAAAACATATCTCAGTTTGCTAGAACTAAATATGGTAATACTAGGTTTGGTAGATTTGCTACAGAAGCATTGCATGATGCATTTGTATTTTCTGTATCTGATGCAGTAATGGATGCATCGTTTCAATCTCAACAAATGTTAAAAGGAGAGCAAGAAGAATTTAACTTAGGTCAAGTAGGATATTCAGTAGCAACAGGTTTCTTAGCAGGTACAGCAATTAACGCAGCTACAGCTCCATTCAAACCTTTAGGTAAGATGTTAAAATCAAGAACAGATTTTGCACAAGGATTAAGAACATACTTAACAAGTAGAAAAATGTATGAAAATGAACCATTAGAAAACATTGTTAATAGTATGGTTGGTATAGCAAATAACAATAGAAAAAATGCTTTTTCTACTAGTTTTGATTATAAGAATTTAGATGGTGTAAAGAAAAGTCAAGATTTATTAGAATCTGACAATCAAAGCCATAAGACAAATATTAAAAGAATTACTGCTAAATTAATAGATGAACTTGGCGAAAAAGACGCTAGAACTAAATCAATAAATTGGTTAATGTCTCAAAAGAAAATATATGGAAGAGAGATGTTAGCAGAAGCAACTAGAGAAGGTATGCAAAACTATAGATTAATATTCCCTAGAATGTTTGTAGCTGGAGCAGCGATGGCAGGCACACAAGGAGTACAAGCATATGCGACTGGTAATGAATTAAGAGCAGAAGATTATATATCTAGTGTATTAATTGGTGCTTGGACACAACGTAGAGGTAACTTTGCAAGAGAAGTAGACTTAGGTAAAAGAATACAAGAACTTAGGTCTACATTAGAATTTGTTGGAGTTGATACTAAGAATACAGTCTTTGGTACTACATTTACTAGTAATACAAATATGTTTGGAGTTGGATTAGCAAGAGACAATGAAAGACTTTCTAAGTATTTAAAAGATGAACGTATTGTTAGTGATGAAGATGAATCTGTAGAATCAGGTAGACTTGCAGAAGATGAAAGAGTATTTTATGAAGATGTAAATGGTAATCCTATTGACCCTCATAATGGTAGAATGGAATATGTTTATGGATTACTAAGTCAAGACTTTAAATACAAAATACCTAAAGACCAAATATCTGAACGACAAGCAAATGAAATAATAAATATATTAGAAAAGCAAGGTTTTAAAACACTAGATGATTTTGATAAAGCATATGAAGATAGAATTGCTGAATCAACTACTACGATGAAAGAAACTCTAGTTAGTGTATTAAGAAATATAGAAAAAGCAGAGTTTGAGGATTTTGGTATTACTAGTGATACAAGCAGTAAACAAATGTCTATACCTAAGATTATAGAAATAGATACTACATTACTTGATAGAGCAAGAGATGGTGAATTTAAAGAATGGCTTTCAGATAAAGATGGAGAAAAAGCAGTAGAAGAAATACGTAATGCATTTAGAAGCTTAGATACAGTTATACGTTCTACTATGGCTATTGATTCTAAGTCAGCAAAATTAAGTAATGAAGGCACAACAATTAATTCTTCTGATACATTAAAAGATGTATATAATATTGTAAGAGATTCTGAAAAAGCAATACAATCATCTGTAGACCCAAAAGATTCTAGAGCAGAGTTTAGATTTTCAGATGTCCATTCTTATTTAATGCCAGTTATACACAACGAAGGTAAAAAATTTACAAAAGGTATCATGTCTAATCTTCAAAGAAATAACATGACAGATAAATTAAAGACTGCTTTATTTGATGTAGGTATTTTGCAAAAAGTAGATGGTGAGTTAAAAATTATAGATGATGTATCTAAGATTAAAGTAGATGAAGAATATAAAACAAAGTTTAATGATTTAACTAAACTTCATAACGTATTAGTAGCATTAGGTGAGTTTGACCCTATAAGTACAGCAACTAATAAAAAGGTTGAAACTGGTAATATTTCAAGGCTTAAATCTAGTATGCTAGACTCAGGTATTGATTTATCTACATTCAATGACCCTAATACAAAATTCTTATATCAAATGTTATTGAATGATATAAGTAATAAAAGATTAAAAGATTCTGTTGCATCTCAAGCTGACATAGATTTTATTATACAACAATCAGGTAATTCATTACTTAGTGAGCCAGGTTTATTAGCAGAAGGTGGATTAAGAGGATTTAGATTAAATAAAATAGATGCCCCTGAAAATAGAGAATTTCAAAATGAATATAACAATAAAATTGATAGTTTAAGAAAAGAATCTGGAGTTGTTGATGTAGCAGATAAAGTAAGAGTATTAAGTGGAGTTCAAGTAGAAGAAGTAAAATTTTTATATGATTCTATTTATAATACAACAACAGATAGTGAAAACATAGGAATGGAAAATCTATTTAGAGCATTGACAAATAGTGGATTAGAAAGTCCTAAGAATAGAATGTTAGCATATATGCAAGTATTTGGTAAAAAAGGACAGATAAGAATACTTTCTATGTTAAAAAGACAAGGAATTATTGATAGAAATGCTGATGGTACTTTAGAAGTAAACAAAAAATTTACAATTGAAAAATTAAATAATGAATTAGGTGAAGCAAAAACAGAAGAAGAAAGACAAAAAATATTAGATTTACAATCAGATATTAGTAAAGATTTTAAAGAAGCATTAAATCCTATTATAGATAATTTAGATGGACAAGGCATTAATCATTATGTTGAGAATGAAATAAAAGAAAGAGAGAAAATTAAACTTAGGTATCAAGAAAAAGCATTAGATGAAGACGTAACTCCTTCAATGGGTGTAGATGAATTTTTTAGAAAATATAAATTTTTTAATGAAGTTATAGATGGGGAAGGAGACCTTATAGATTATAGTGACAAAAGTTCTGAGTTTAAATCTGACCATTTAAAAGGATTAGATTTTATTTATGATGACTTAGGTAATAAAGTTCCTAAAGCTCAATTAATAAATATTGCAAAAACTCTTGTAAAAGATGATATTAAGTTTGATGATATGGATGGTAAAGACCAAGATAAAGTAATACAAGATTTAACACAAGTAGTAAGAGGAGTATTAAAAAGAAAATCTGTTAAAAAAATATCTATTATTAATGGTGAAGTAATTTATAATGATGATGCTACTTCAAGGGAAGTAATGCAAGGCAATCCTATATTTAATAAGTTAGAATCTCTTGGTCTTGATTATGGTATATTTGATAACAATGTAGTGTATACAGAATTTGGTAGATATGTAACAGAAAAGTCATATAATATATTAAGTACACAAGGATTAAGTGATAGTCAAAAATCACACATATTATTTTTACGAGGTCAAGTACAAAACTACTTAGGCAACAATTTACTTAATAAAAATTTAAGTGCTTTATCTCAAGACAATATACAAATTGCTGATAAAGGTAATAAAGGGGGAATGCTTAAACTAGATATATTTGATGGATTAGATAGCATAGTTATAGATAGAAGTAGTTCATCTAAAATTGCTCAAGATTTTATAAGGTTTAGCAAAGACCATATTTCAAAGATAGATAATCCAAATGTTAAAAGACAAGTAAAGAAACTTGTAAAAGAATTTAAAAGTGCAAAGCAAGATTATGATTACACAGGTGAAAATATTGAGTTAGCTACTAGATTTTTAATTTACGAAGCAGCGTATAGAAGTAAAGACAATGAAGTATTCTACAGAGTATTAAATGAAAACTCAGCAAAGAATGTAGATACATATCTTAAAAGAATGAAACTTGCTACGACTAAAAACTTTATTAGGTCAGATAAAACATTTTATGAAGCATTAATAGATGTAAAAGAAACAATAAAAGATGGCAACAAAGAATCTGTACAAGTATTAAAAGATAGATTAAAAAAACATAAAGGTAAATATAGAATAGCAGTATGGGATGACGAAGGTACTGAAACAATGTCTACTTTAATAGATGACGTTGTTACAGAATACAAAGACCAATATCCTGAATTAGAAAATTTTAGTACAAAGCATACTATAGGCGATGCCCACGCAGATGTTTCAGCTTTTGATAGTATATCATTTTTATCTAAAGATATGATGATGGAAATGCATACTATTATGGGTCATAGTCCTAATTCTAAAAGTCCAATAAAACCTGTTATATCATCTCAAGGTGAAGGTAAAACATTATTATATGGTAAAACATTATTTGTTTACAGTCCTTCTTTAAGTAAGTTTTTTGAAAATAATCCCGTTGATGTTCTTCTTACTAAAAGTGGAGCTAAAGCATATGATGTTAAAACAGACAAAAAAGGAACAGATATATCTATTATAAGAGATATTAGATGGAATAAATTAAATGATTTTCAAATTGGTCAAAAAAGTGGTGAAACATATTCAAATCTTGTAAAAGAAATAGATTTAGATGGTATAGGATTAAGAGCAGAAAAAGAAGCTGTTAGAATATCTGCTAGTGAATCAGATGCAGATTATAACTATATGAATAGAAGAGAACATGAAGCAGCTTTTAGAGAAATGGAAGATGAATTAAATGCTAGTCTTGGTTATATGGATAAGATTAAATCAGATTCATTTAAGTTAAGAAGTTTTATGCTAGAGCAATTAAATAAAGGTAATATACCTGACGATGCAGAAGATGGAGCATTAAAAAATCTTAGTAACTTTGTATATTTTTTACAATTAGATAGAGGTGCTAATCCTAATGATTATAGTTCTGCTCAAGTAAATAAGTATTTATCTAAAGTATATATTGATAATATATTTAGTAATAGAAGAGCAATAGTAAATCATGTATATGCACAAGACAAGCAAGATGCTTTTAGATATGGTGGTCAAGGACCTCTTGTACAAACTGCTGGAGCTCATCAAGGTGGTAAATTAAAAACTAGATTACTACCAACTTTATTTAATAAAGATAGAAAGATGATTCTTAGGGGTGAAATAATGCTACCTGATGCAGAAAGAGAATCTGATTTAACTAAGTTAGGTAGAAAGAAAATACGTATTGTAAATAACGAAGCAGTATTTACTATTGAAGAGTTTAAACAAGATTTAAAAAAGATAGAGCAATATGATAACAAAGAGTTTGATAAAGAGTTTGACAAACAATTTGATAATGCAATGACATTAGAAGCTATTCATGGAGTTCTATTAAAGTATAATAAAGATTTAAATAAACAAGGTATTAAAAGTAGATACCAATTAGGAATTATATCTAGAAGAAATCCAAGAACAAGACCTAATGATATTACCTTACTGGGATTAAAAGGATTTTTAGATAAAGATACTGGACTAGCAGTAGAGATAAATAGTTATGATATTGCTAATATATATGAAGGTGATTACGATGCTGATAAAGTAGATTACTTTTTTGCACACAGTGACTATATGTTTGATTATATAAAAAGAAATGATGCTCACTTTGTTCAAGGTGTTGATATATCTAAGCTTCAAGAAGATTCAGATTTTACATTTGGTTTAGATGCAACTACTTCAAGAAGTAAAATATTATCTAAAATAGGTAATAGTATAGCATTTAAAAAAGGAATAGGTATTGTACAAAAAACACATAGAAAACTTAATTATTTACAAAACCTAACTGATATAAGTCATTTAAGATATGAATCAGAAGAAGATAAGATAGAGAAGTTAAATGATAGAAAGTGGAGAAATATAATAAGGCAAAATGTCAATGGTGAATTAGTAGGACCTGGAGTTTTATATGAAGCAGGTAAAGATAATGATGGTAATAATACTGAAATAATTACAATGGATACAGAATCACTTTCTTATTTTCAAAGGGCTGCTTTAGAAGTTCAATATGTTATTGATGGAGCAAATAAATTTAATAAGAAACTTGGTAATAATTTATATGAGTGGTCTGATAAATTTTTATTTCCTGACTTAGATAATTCATTAAGTCCTAAGAATGCAGATGCACAAGACTCTAGAGAAATATATGCTAGGGGTAGAAATGGAGATGGAAGAAGAATAAGAATCTTTCAAAGGTTTAAGCTAGATAGTGATGGTATATATAGAGAAGTAGCTTTAAATGAAGCAGATAAACTAGTTATTAAAGAATTTTTAAATCAACAAAATAAATTACTAGCTTCTTTTGGAGATGATACTTACGAAGGTGGACAGAAAAGAAAGACAAGTTTTTATGATATGGCTATCGGTAGTAAAGCATTTAAAGAATTTCATGAAGATATATATAAGTCATTGAATAGACACTTCTTTCCTAAGTCTTGGAAGAGAAAAGATTTAGATGAAGCAAATAGTAAATATTTAGATGACTTAATTAATCCAGAAAATGACTTTTTTAATAAGACTAAAGGTAGGATACAGAATATTGCTCAAGGTCAGGGTGGTAATTATTTAGATAGAATTGCAGTAAAGATAGCAGATAAAGAATTTTTAGATAATAAAAGAGAATACCATATGACGACAGCTAATCATATGGTAATGGACAATTGGTTTAAATCTTTAATTGCTGTAGAGCCTGGTCAAATAAAGACTGACGATGATGGAAACACTACTATAGAAACACAAGAAATGTCTCAAGCAGAATTAGATGATTTTGAATCTTCATTGGATAGATTAACTAAAGGTATTAAAAGTGATACTCAGCAATTTAATAGCATTATTGCTACTATAAAAAGATTAGATAAAAACAAAAATTATATTAGAAGAAGTAAGTATCCAGAAAAATGGAAACAATCTAAAGTAAAAAGTATTGATTGGGTAATTAATAAAATGAAAGATAAGTTACAAAATCAATATAAAGTTCCAAAAAATAAATTACATACAAAAGATTTAAAGTATAAAAACTATGTATCTATAGAATCTAATTCTGATTTAGTAGATAGTGTTGTTCATGCAAATACAATGGATTCTTTGCTAAGAGGATTTGGTTATGGTATGAACTATGATAGTTGGTATGATACATTAGGTGACGAAGCTAGAAAAGACATGAAGACTATACTTGACTTTAATAAACTAGAGTATGGTAAAGGCGCATTAATAGATGAAGTATTAGCATTTAAAGATAGAACATTAGTTGATAATGAAGACTTAATGAAAATGATTAGAGAATATAGACCTAACATATCAACAATTTCAGATTTAAGAAATCAATACTTAACTAAAATGATTGAAAAGCATAAGTTAAATTTTCTTTATGCATACATGGAGCCTAGAAGAAACAAAGATGATATAGGAGTATTTAATAATAGACCAATATCTATTCCATACAAAGAAACTGCTAGATATAAACAAGGGATACAATTACTTACAGGATTTGCAAGAGGTAATATTGAATTTGCTAAAGATGAATCTGTAAAACAAGCAGGACAAAAAGTATCTGAATTTGTATTAAAATCAATTATGGAAGGTAATAATCATTATAGAATATTTTTTAATAAAGATACATCATTAATAGATTTTAACAATTTAAACTCTGAAAGATTTGGATTAATGGCTTTTGATAAGAATACTAGAATGAGATTAAATGAAAACTCTAGTGATTTTAGTTGGACTAAACAAATGCTTCCAAACAATCCATTATCAACAATTAATAAATCTGTTATGAGAATGTACTCTGATTATGCAGATTTAATGCCAGATGCAAATAAAGAAAAATATCAAGATTTCTTACAAAGATTAAATGATTTAGAAGAGTTTTCTGCTAGACAAGATTATTTAAATCCAATTAAATATGCTCATTTAAGAATGTCATTAGATAAAGACTTTTTAGATATGATGAGAAAAGATATATACAATATAGCAGGTGATAATATGCTACCTGATAATATAAAAAACAATCCTATGTATGCTCATATGGAATTTTTAAAGTATGAACCAAAGCAGGCTAAGTCTCCTAATAAAGCAATAAATATGTTAAAGGTAGTTAGTGAAGCAAATAATGCATTACATACGGCAGCGAGACAGAATCCATTAAAAGATAGTGGATATGAAGTATTTAATAAGATGGGAGAGTATTTAAAATGTCAGTAGTAAGTTGCGATAATATAAATAATAAGAAAGCATTAAAACTTTGGAACTCTATTAGTAAATGGGCAGATACTGAAATAGTAAACAAAAACATACAAGCTCCTTATCAAGCAGCGATGTCAATGTTTGAATCTAGATTTCATATACCAATGGATTATGCAGTATTACTTAGTGATGCTCAAGGTGGAGCATTCTTAACTAGAGGTAATATAAATGCATTTATAAAAGATTTATATAGTTATGCTAAGAGAGTTGATAGTGGTAAGTTTAGTGAGTTTGAAGTTGCTGAAGGATTTATGGTGGGAACTGTACTTGGTAAAAGAGACCCTGTTCTTGCTAAAACTATTAAATCAATTAGAGAAGTAGTAGATAGTGATAAAAAAAGAAGTAGCGATTTAAATCTTAAATTTAAAAAAATAATAGATGGATTAAGAGGTTCTTCAGATGTTGGTGGTATATTTAGTGAAAGAAGATTAAATGCATCATTAAAAAAACATAGACAATTAGAATTAGATTATATTAAAGCATTAGATAGTGGTGTTCAAAAAGATATAGATGAAAAGTATAAAATATTAACAAAGTTTGAGAGAGATGGTTCTATTAAAACATTTACAGAATTTATAGATATTATTGAAACTAAAATGCCAAAAGCAATATTAGCAAAGTATAATGATGAAAGAACTATTGCTAGAATAAATGAAGATGGAAGTTTGCAAGACCTTAAAGGTATTAAAAGTAAAGAAAGAAAAATAATAAAAGAAGCTAGAAAAAGAGTTGAGGAGTACGATAAAGGTACAAAATTAGTAAGACTTACAGATGATGAATCTTTAAAATATTTTAGAGATTTAAATATGCCAGAAGACATAACTCAATCATTAATTGATTATAATAATTTAATGACTGATTCTTATTCAGTTCTTAGAGCAGGTATTAATGCTAAGATAGATGTACATATAAAAAGATTAGAAAATAGAAAAGGATTTGCTACAAGTGTAAATAAGTTAGAAGAATTAAAAGATAAAATGCGAGGCGAGTTAATGCCTAAGTATAAAGAAGATGGATATTTTCCTCATTTTACTAGGCAATTGAATGCTCAAATGATGGATAACATGATGAAACATTTTGACGAATTAGATGATACCAGTATAGATATGAAACATACTGGTAAATCAATAGAAGATATTATAGATAATATATCAATTGCATTACCTAACTATGCTAAAGCTAGAGATGATAATAATAAAGACTATAGCATGAATTTTATTGATGTAGTTCAAACATATATTAACGATGTAAATAAATTTAATACTCAAGCATTTCTTAAAAAAAGTTTTATAGAATCACTAACAGAAGCTAAAAGTATGTATACAAAAGAAAATGAATATTCATCTAAAATAGTTGATATGATTAATAGTTTGTATGGTTCTGTTAATGGTGAAATACAAAACTCTGGTTCTCTTCATGAATTAAAAAAAGCATTACTATCATACCAGTTTACAAATAAACTAGGATTTAGTGTAAGGTCAGCAGCTAGAAATGCTACTCAGTATTTAATGAACTATGCAACATTTGGATATAGAGCGGTTCAAGATTCAAGAGCATACTTAAAAGAAAATAAAGCTAGTGATGTATTAGGTTTAGATTTAGACGAGTTTTTAAGAAGAGAAAACTTATTTATGGAAACATCAGAAGCATTAATAGAATCAGGTATAAGTCCTGAGTCAGCAAGGTCTCATAAAGTAAGAAGAATGGATGAGAATGGTAAGATAGTTTATTCCGATGAAGAAAACTTTTTATATAAAGGAGTAAAAATATTTGGAAGCAACATGAGCAAACTTGCTAATTGGAGTTCTGGTATGCATAGAGCAGTAGAAAATAAGAATAGAAAATTAACTGCTGAGATTGCATTTGCTCAAGTACATAAACTAACTAAGAAGCCAAAGTTTCAAAAATATCTAACAAAACTAGCAGAAGAACAAGTTGAAAAGACTGGTAAAGGAACTGTTCAATCTGTTAAAAATAAAATGAGAAGAGATATGATGAGAGCTTATGCAAAGAATATGGTTATATTAAATCATTTTGATTATAATGCATATGCTAAAGCAAAAAATATGAGAGAAGGTATTGGTCAATTTATGTTTCAATTTCAACATTATGGTATGGAATTTCTTGAAAGAAACTATTCTATATATAAAGAATTTAAAGGAGACTTATCTGCATTGGGTGAAGATAATTTTTCTAATTGGTTAAAAGATGCTAGAGGTGTACATAAAATGATGAATGTATCAACAGCATATTTCTTAGCACCTGCTCTTCTTAGTTACATAGCAGGATATAATCAAACACTTGTTGAACACACTGGTAAAGAAATACTAGAAGATTTATATCATATATTATTTACTGATTATGATGACCCAGAACAATTAGAAAAACTTAACAAAGAGTTTTATGGTAAAGGTCTTATTGGTTCTAAGTTAGGTCCTACATTTGGTACTATCTTTGACATAGGTATAGCAACAGAATTAATTAATGCTGATAGTGAATACTTAGATAACATACTTATTACTGCTGGAGATTTTGGATTAGCAAATAAAGATTTAAGTTCAAGTGATATGATGGGTCAATATATAAGACTTATTAATCAAATGGCAGGTAGAACATATGATAGATATGTACCAATGACTGTTAAAACACCTTATGGTTTAGGAGCAGCTGCTTTTCAAGAAATGACATTCTATCCTACCAATAAAGAACAAGGTTCATTATATAGAGATTTACTAGAAGAGCCATTAAGAAAATCAGAGAATAAGTTTATTAAGGATTATTATTTTGACAAACTTGAAGAAAAAGGTAGACTTAAAAAGAAAAAGTATTCTGGATTACCAGTTGATATACAAAATTCATTAAGAGAATTAGAACGAGCAGGCAAGAGATAGTACCTGCTCATTCCGTTTACACGCTATAGGAGAATCATGCGGTAAAAGTTTCTTCTTTTCTTTGTTCTAGTATCTCAACAAGTAATTCAGTTACGCTTACAAGTTCAGTAAGTATTTTAATTGCTGAATCTGTTTCTTTACTATTAGATAGAATTTTTAATGTTGATTCTACATTATTCATTGTTATTATAAAATCATCTATTTCTTTTTTAGACTTTTGTAATATCATTTATTTCCTCTCTTTTTTAATTTGGTTAATGTATTAATTTTATCTTTTAAATTCATATTATCTAATGCAGTTTTTAAAACTCCAAACATTCCTATAAGCACAGCATCAGCAGTATGTAATGTTACTTTCTTTTTTAACAAGTTTTGTTTATCAATTACTCTTTGTGCAATTATTTTTATTTCTTTTTTCCTACTTACTTTATCTTTTGGTAACTCTAACGACTTCATCCATACTTGTGGAGCAATGAACTTTGTTTCTATCTTATTAGCTGCTAGCAGACCTTGCCAAATCCCATAGTTAGTACCAAATTTAAATGCACTGCTACGAGCATCTGTTGGGAATGCGTGTACTTGCTCAATGTATGCTGTAATTGGTGTTGTATTCTCCCATGTCATTCTATATGGTTCTAGTATTTCCGCCATCTCTTTTATAGTTTTTGGGCATTTATACATTTCAATTATTGTATCACCATTTACAAATACAATTCCTCCACTACGACCTGGGTCTATTCCTATAGTAATCATTAGAAGTCTTTCCTTTCTGTGTACTTGTGTCTTGTAGTATATGTTTTCTTCTTGTAATTACCAAACCATTTTTTAGGAGTGTATTTATCTCCTATTATTTCACCATTAAATACTTTAATAAATTTATCAATCACTTTACTTTTAACAATATTATTATTTTTATATTGCTTACATCCTTTATTAAATGTGTCATTAGGTATTATCTTTGGACTGCTACCATTAACTATTTCAAACCAATAACAAGTTCTATTATGTTCGTAGTAGCAGCCATTACAAGATTTATTTTGAATCATCTTTCGCTAATTTATCGTTCATGTAGAATTTACAACGATTACCATTAAATCCAACTTGATGTGTACCTATCCTACCATATCTACTTTTAGCTACAATGATTTCACTTTTGTGTTGGTCATATCTTTCGCTATCAAAGTTATGTCCATAGAATACAAACATAGCAGATTCCGCTGTTTGTTCAATCACACCACTTTCTGCGTAATCACTCATTCTAGGTCTAGGGTCAATACGTTTCTCAATCTCTCTGTTAAGTTGAGATACTAAGATAACACTACAATCTTCAGACTTAGAAATCCATTTGTATTCTTGCATAATCTTTTCAATCTCGAATCGTCTACCTTCTTTGATACCATCTACTTGAATCAATTGTATGTAATCATCAATAACAACGTCTGGTTTATGCTTAGATATTTCTCTTAGACAATCATCTAGACTTCGTATATTATCATACATTGTTAGATTTCTGTATTTTTCTTTCATAAAGTCAGATGTTATTTCAAACTCTTCTTTACTATTATCATCAAGTTCATTTCTACGAACATGACCATACTCAAGCTCTTTACTTTCCATAACTACCATCTTCTTAAGCATTTCTGTATTAGACATTTCACGATTGAATAGCATTACATTGTATCCTTGATAGATAAGTCCACGAATAATATTAATAATAAGTGTAGTCTTACCATGGCCAGGTCTACCTCCAATAACAGTAATCTCTTTACGAGTCATACCACCTGCGAATGAATCAAGATGTGCTAAGTTAAATGGTATTAAATTAGAATCTTCTTCCATTACTTTCTTCATATCTTCAATTAATACATTCATATCTACTTGTTTAGATGGTTGTATATTCTTTAGTTCTTGAATAAGTTTATTATGCTCACTCAATATTTCTTTTACACTACCATTACTATCGTAACTAGCATCTACAAGTTTAGTTGCTGACTTTGCAGTTTCTCTTTGTATGTATTTTTGCCATACTATTTTTGCATAGTTTTCTACATTAGCTTTACTAGGTGCAAAATCAGTAAGTCCAGTCATGAAGTATGCAAGTTGCTTACCGCTCATTTCTTGCACTTTTTCTGATAAAGTAATAAAGTCTACGTCTATTTGGTCTTTGTATAAATCTTTAAATGCAATCCAAATATCTTTACAATCGTCATTGTAAAATGCTTCATTATTTCTTACCCAAGCCATAGCAATTTCTTGTTCTCTTGAACCACCTTTAAGTATGCATCCAAGCAAAGCTTTTTCTGCATCTTCAGAATGTGGTAATATTTTAGTCTCTTCGTTCATTAATCCTCCTTAAATATATTTATTTGTTGTGTTGGTTCATAATTTATTATAACATATTCTTTTCTACCTTTTTGTCTAGCTTCATCAGTTGCTCCTACATATTTCCAATCAAGAGTCCTACAATCAAAGTCCTGATATAAATCAGCAACTTCTTCTCTATAATCATAACTTACCATAAAGTATCCACCATTATCATGAATATTTTGTACACATTCTCGTAATCTTACATGGTCTTCCATATCAAAACTATGATTATAATATGAGCCTTTTTCTGTTGCTACAATATATGGAGGGTCTAAATACCAGAAATCACCTTTTCTAGGGTTATACCTATCAATAAGTTCTTCAAAGTCTAGATTCTCTATTGTTGCACCACCTAAAAACTTTCTTGAATATGTCAATTCAGCTTCCCAATCTTTGTTCATATCTTTATTCATAGAAAATGGAGTATGAATTAGTTTATTAAAACTATATCGTATACAATATAGATACTTCGCAGCTTGTAATGGGTCAGGTATCTCGAATGTATGATTTTCATCTCTTATCTCTCCCTTGAAATCTAAGAATAAATCACGACTTTTGGGAATCCAAAATAAATTATCTATTAGTTCTTTTCTTTTTAAGATTACACTCATGTAAAGATTTACAATGTTTTTATCTTTATCATTAAGTACGTTCCATTTTGCTTTGGCCTTCCTAAAGAACATAGAAAGACCGCCTGCAAACACTTCTATATACCTCTCATGAGGGGGCAAAAGTGGGATAAGTTTCTTACTCATCTCATATTTACCCCCATAATAAGGAAGTACAATCGGGCAATCGTACCAATCTAAACTAGGCACTAGCTATTCGTACCTTTGCCATCTTACATATCTTAGCATAGATTCTTGCTTCTAACTTGTGTGTAGCTTCTGCTTTTCTATCCATACCATGAGTTGCTACATTAGTTGCTACATTTAGCAGGTCCCATAAATTATTAGGATTTTCTGCAATTAGTAAATTAGTAATGTAGTCTGATGATTGTAATGGAAACATCTTAAGTATATCAACAATATGTGATTGTTGAACTTTAGTACCATGAATAACAGGAAACTCATCTTTCATAATTCGTTTTGTTTTCTTAATAGTTTCTTCAATCACACCTTCAATGTCTTGTAAGTCCATGTTTTGTATGATATGTTTGTTCTTGTATTTATCAGCAACTACACCAATCACCAATCCATTTGTGCATACTAGTCTGAATGCTCCTGCTAGAACATTTAATCCAACAGTTCCATCATAACTATTTGACCAGACTATTTCTGGTGTACATATATCACCATTACTAATAGTAATTTTATGTTTATTAAACTCATATTTTACAATACTTCTTGCTCCACCACCAAAAGTTTGAACTTCTTTCAGTTTACCACCTTCTTTTGTAATAATATTGTCAGACTTTTCTATAATCATAGAGTTATTAATAAGTTTGTAATTGTTTGTCATGCAAGATAAAACATCTCCAGTATCTTCTCTTACAATAAACTTATATCCAGTATCTTTAGTATCTCTGTGTGGAAGTTTGCTAGTTATTCTAGCTGGTACTTCTTTAACAGGAAACATTATGTCTTGTATATTTGCTTTCATTATTTTTCTCCTACTTTTATTATCGGTGGAACTCCACCAATTCTTTTACGTTCTAGTTCTTTTATTGCTTCGTTATCTTGTCCTAATGTTTGTAATATCTTTTTAAGATAAGGAAAACCTTTACCTTGGTTATGATGTCCACCTTGATAGTATTGCTCAATACCATAGTCTACAATCTTATCATCTATATTTTTTATACCTACAAGAAACTTCCAATATTCTGTTCTGTTTTGTGATGGTATCAAATCATTAATAAGTGTTGCTATGTGATTGATTTTATTTCTAGTATACTTAGTTCTTACTCTAAGCATCTCGGACATTTCTTTACCCATTTTATTACCTCTGCTATTGAGGTCAAATCCACACTCAGGACATTTGCTAAACCTACTTGTTCTATAGGTCATTGATTCTTTTCTCCTTATATGCTCGTGCTTGCTCGTCTTGTATCTTACGTTCTAATAATTTTTCTTTTTCATTCCATATTGATATTAATATTTCAGACACTTCTTTAGCTCTGTGTCCATCATCTCCTACTGATACATTGACTGCAAACTTTATCTCTTCTAATGAAAAACATTTTTCCATTCTCTCTCCTTTTTTATTTTGTTATTCTTGTTCTTTTATTTCTTTTATCTATACAATAAGTTATCCACCATCCATTACCATGTTCATTTAATAACTTGTCTCTTTCTTGTAAATATTCTTTTTCATTTTTAAATCTAAAACCTCTTGGTCTTAATCTATCGTAATAATTTGTCATTCTACTACCTGCACTTCTGTTTTTAATCCCCATCGTTGTTCTCCCGCATAAAAAGGGTCTTTTGATTTATGACTAGTTACATATACACTAACTGAACTTGGGGTTTTACTTAATACTATTGCTTGTGTTTCTGAATTATATACTTGTATTAACTGTCCGTCTTCAACATCTTTTAAGTATATTGCTCCCTTTGTTGGTTGCCAATCTGGTTTATCATTCAATGCTTTAGTCGCAAGTTTTGCAATACGGCGCTTGACCTTCTTCCAATAATCCATTTTGTTTCTCCTCTACTTTTTTATTTAAATCTCTTTTTATTTTTACTAAGTCATCTTTTATTCTTGTCATATTATTACTCATCTCTGTATTACTAAATATTTCTGCTGACCTAGATGAAAGAACAAGAGATATTATTATGTTTTCTATTTCTGATTTAGTGAACTTTATAGTTGCTGTTGCTTCATTCATATTTATACCTTTGTGTTTATAATTTGAGGGCGGCTGTTCTTGGTAGTAGAAGAGAGAGAAGAGAGAACTTATATAAATAAGTACCGCCCTCAATCAAATTTACAACCAATTATGGAAAAGTAAAAGGGGAGTTTGGTCGCCAACCACTTGTAAGCCTTTCGTTCCACATACGAATTTTTAAAAAACACGAAAAGAACAAACTGTCTCTACCTATTTTACTCCCCTTTATATTACTTTATTTTAGAATGGTACGTCAGCATCTAATTCATCGGCAGTAATGTCTGTACCACCATCCCAAGTATTTACACTTGAGACTTTGAATGTAGTCCTAACTTCTTGCTCATTCGGAGGTAGATGTTTAGTATTAGAAGTTACATAAGTTTCTTTCTTAAGTCTTACTATAACTGCTTTACCTACAACATCATCTTCTTCGATAAGCACAAGTTTCTTTACTTCTTGACCATCTACTTTATCTGATTCTAACTCTACATTTAGATTTTCTAACAATTGAAAATACCTAGAGTTTTTACCACTAGAAGAACTATCGAGAAATACAAATGTACCATTGTCTCTGTATGTTCTATCTTTTAGATGTTCACAAGTTCCATGTTCTTGATTACCATCAGTTCCAACTTTAGGAACTAAGTCACCATTAGAATCTGTAATATAATTGTATCCATCCATTTCATACAATGGTTGAGTACATTCTTCTACTTCAGGTGCTATTTTGTATTGCATGTTTACAACGATAGCAGGTCCCGCCTTAGTGTTTACTTCTCTTGTATCAAGAGTTGTAATGTGAGCAGGGTATTCACCTTCTTCAACTGGTTTCCAAGCATTATTACTTGCTGGGTTGTATACTGCATCTAGTGTTTTTGGCATTATTTATCCTTATCTTTTTTTAGTGTTGCATATTTAGTTACTAGTTTGTTGTATTCTTCCACAAACTTAGTTTGTTTATCATCAGGGGTAGTACCTTTACCACCTCTCATATATAACATTGGAGTAACTTCTTTCTTATCTTTTGTTATAAAGACATATGTTGGTGTACTTTTACGTTTGCTAACACCACCAGATTTCTCTAGTGATTTAACAGCAGCTGATGATAACACACCTTTTTTCTTTAAGATTTCAATGTTCTTTGCACTTTGCATTATTGACCTCTCTTTCTTTCTGTTATTGTGAATGTATGGAATGAAGGGTTTATTGTGATTTGTCTTTGGTCTGTAGTTGCAAATACCATCATAGGTTTGCCATTTAGTAATTTATTACCAAGATATTTCACTCTTTGATGCTCTCTTCCATCACTTAATCCAATTGTATATAGTTCGTTTTCTTGTAACAAACTATCATTTTTAACTGGGTTTTGTTTAACTGTAATCATTTACTCTCCTTTTTGTTTTCTTCTACTTCTCTGCTTAACCTTGCAAAAGATGCTTTGTAATTAGCAGTATTGATTGATTCATCTTCTATTAGTCCTTTGATTTGCTCTAACTTTTCTTCACTTATCTCTGAGGCGAGGACGAGTATATCACTTTTTTCTAAATCAGACAACTCTAAATCATCTACTTGATTACGATAAACATCATCTGCAATATTCATATACATATTAAATGCTTTCTTGATTGCATCTGTATTCGCTGCTTTTATATCATTACCAATATCAACAAAAGCATCTGTTCCTCTTTGTTTCTGTATACGATGAGATGCTGTTACATCACATTCTCTCCAAATACCTTCATCATAAAACTTCAGTCTACCATGCACAACATATGCTTCACTACCTAAGACTTCTGTGTTTACAACTTTCCAACTCCAACCTGGAAACTCTTTATCTGCAATCTCTCTCATGTATGAATACTCTACATATTCCATACCCATCTTTTTCTTAATAAATGGTTTAGGAGTTTTGATATTAGATACTTGTTTATGTTTATCTGTTATTGCTTTTCTTACTTGTTTAATACCTTCTAGGTTTTCTATTTGTATTATATCACTCATTATTGTTCCTTTATTTTAAGTTACTTGGACATATTGTTTTATAGTTACAATATTTACAT